CGAAAAGTCCGACCTCCCAATCCTTGATACCCATTATCTCGTTAGCCTTTTCCATCGCGCCAAGCCGACGTTCAACTTCACCCTCCGGCGTGTCCTCACGGCTACCCACACCATTACTCAAGTACAACGTATGCACTTCAAACTTACCAGCCGCCTTGAATAAGCCAAGCAACGCACCCATGCCTAAAACATCGTCGTCGGGATGGGCCGCAACACATAGGATTTTACCGTACAGAATAACCCCCCTTAATCAACTCTAAGGTTTTTTCCGGCCCAACATTAAACAGCGCATCAATCACAGATAGCCCCGGAATGAACCCCCCACCCCATTGCTGCGGGTACTCGATACACTTGAAGTCTTGAAACAACGGCTCTATCCCTTGACTCTTGAAGTAGTCAACATCAACGTAGTCGCGGCCCTTTGCACCAAATAGAAAGGCATCTGCATTGTAGTGCTTGCACAAGTTAATGATAAGGTCTTGCTTAGTGCCACTAATCCCACAAGCGGATTGATATTCGATTGTACATTCAGCACCCAAAATGCGTAAGGTCATATCAATTAGCGCTGAATTAAATAATGATATATTATCCGTATTCAAATACATTAGACCACCGCCATAGTATTCAGCCTTACGGTAGTTATGATGTATTATAATCCTGTGCTTATCTCTGAAGTCTTCAGAACATATCTCAACATCTTTTATTTTCTTCTTGTACGAATCTCGCGGCACCGGAATAGTCAACCAATGCGCCCCCTGCGCCGTCTTGATTTGCACTCGGTTGATATAGCTACCCTTCTCATATTGACAGTCATCAAGCAAAACAAATAGATCGCTATTGACTATTTTGTTGAAGAATCCAAGCCACGGCAAGTAGCACGGCTGCATTGCTGAAAGTATCATACTCCCCTCGCTTTATATTTCATTTCCGCTATCGCCCAATCTTCCGGCGTGTCAATGTCCTGTACCTCATCCGGCTCGTACACTATACCATAGGCTTTCATTTCAAGCAAGCGCTTCCCCCGGCTCCAGTCATCACAAAACGCCATCACATCGAACGCATAAAACTGCGCAGCATCGTGGTACCTCACTGGAATATCTTGCGAGTTACGATGCTCAGGCTCACATCCGTACCTCACCGTCCGGCAATCTCACAAGCGCCCGTTGAACGGGATACTCAAACCGCGTCACCGAGTACACAAGCTCATAATTCGTCAATAGATTCCGCGCAGTCTCCAAATCCTCGGGCCTGATAAACACCGAAGTAGGAAGCATCATGCAAGCCGCGCCCCACTCCGAATCTCTCAGTAAATCATACAGCACTTCTTCAAGCTCAACATCATCCTGCGCCAAATGATACGGCCTCATCGTAACATCAGCCCCGGCACCCTCGGCAATCTCTGCAATCTCCGCATCTTCCGTCGATACCACTACGTCAAATCCTGCGTTCAACGCTATCGCTATCGGATACGTAATAACCGGATGCCCCAAAAACGTCTTGACATTCTTGCGCGGTATCCGCTTGCTCCCACCCCTTGCGGGAATCACACATAACATATTATACCCCTTACCACATTATCGGCACAATCGCCTAACAAGTAAAGACATACATCACATCACGTATCAATCTTGACGTACTCACGCCCTTATCTTTCGCATACAAATCTATTCGCCGCTTCAGCCACTCAGGAAAGTAAACCGCCAACCGTATCTCATTCTTACCATCAACATCTTGGAATCGCACCCTATCAGGATTATCTTTTATCTCTCGCAACCGCCGCCACTCACCATCAGTCCAGTCAACTTTTATTTCGCCATAATATTGCGTTTTCATTTATCCTCCTTTCGTCGCTGTATCAATGGCGTTCGTTCCGGTAGAATAAACACCCTATTTCGTTTCATGTACTTATTGCGTTTTACTCGATACCGATTTACTTCTGCCTTTCGTGCCAATTCCTCTAACGTCTTCACGCTCCCTCCTAAAAGTGCCGGGAGTGAGGCTGTCAGCTCCCGGCGAAGTAACTATCTGCCCTACACTTATCCCTCAAGTTCCTCCAATTACGGCCTTAGCCGAAATACCAGCACATACGTGCAAGGTTTTACTCTAAATCAATGTTTGGTATTATGACCGACGGCTTGAATATCACGCGGTAATGAGCGTCTGACACTTTTATATCTTCAATTTGCTCGGCAAAATACGTTACGTTGTCTGATAATCCTAAGTAGTGTTTTAGGTATGTATTTGGGCCGGTCTTCACGACGACAAAGAAATCACCATATTCATCTACACCGACAGAACAATATCCCTCAATGACAAGGATATAGGTATCGGTAATGCTGTTGTAGAAGACTACCCGACGGAATACCTCAAACTGATCCGCAGCCCTCGATACATTGTGCGCCGCTACAGCCGCATCTGAACATCCGAATAAGGCGAGCAACAGGACAATCGCGCACATTGCTAAAATCACTCTCTTCATCTTCCTACCCTCTCATTTATTGCGCCATCATACGATAGCGCCGATTATGGCTATAAGCCTGAATCGCTACTCTCATCCTCGACAAACTCTACGTCACCCTCAGGCATCACATACCCGCAACCGCGAAGGAAGCACACAAACGCCTCAAGCAACTCAGGCCAGCCTATATCTTCCCCCTGATGCCGGTGCGTGATTACCTCCGCTACCGTGCCGTCCTCATAGAACGCCTCTTGCTTAAACGTGTACTTGGTAGTCATTCTTTCACCTCATCTATTTTCACAGCGCCACGCCATTGGATCTCGTTTGCTTATGTAATAATCTTTCTCCTTGCCCTCGGTCGTCTGGCCATCTTTTACCTCGTCTAATGCGGCTATGATGCGCCTCAAGTCTACAGGTACGCACGTTACACGTATCGGCGCACATTCCGGGTCTTCCTCGTAGTAGGTCAGATTCGCCCGCGCTATTATCAGCGCGTTGTCGATCCGCTTCTGCGCTGCGGCAAGGTCGGAATACGCCACTTTCAATTTGTCGTTTGTTTCACGTTGCCCTTTTTTCAACCGCTCGTTCTCTTCTCGGAGCGCAGCCACTTCATGCGCCACACAAGCAGCCTTGTCATGCAGGGGAGCATCATCTTCACAAAACCCTTTCAGCACATTCCGCGTTCCCCTGTCCTCATGTTTTAGTTGCTCGTTCTCGGCCTTGAGCGTGGCTATCTCAGCTACCGCTTCTTCCCTCTCCCTCTCGCTCCGGTCGTACTCGATTTCCATATCAGCGAGTTTTTGGCGTAGCTCGTCTTCGATAGGGCGGCAATTCCATGCGGCGATTGCGTCAACTTTGTCCCTAAAATACGGAGTCTCTGCTGCGGTGCAAATCGTACATGCTACTTGATAGTCTCTCCCCTCCTGCAAAAGGCGTCCTGTGTTGCCGCAGAGCGGACACGCCTTCAGCGTACCGCTTTGGTTCTCTGCGCCTTCCGAGTACTCTTTCGGTTCCACGCTACTTGTCGGCACTTCTGCCGGTTTGCCTACAGTTTGCGCCGGGTGCCATATTACAGCACGTTTACCACAACCGCCCATACCCAAAATGCAACAATAGGGAGCTTCTCCGGCCATTTTAATACCTAATGGGAATAAGTCTTCCTCTACCCAATCCTTCTTGCAGTTGTCGCAGATATAACTACCCTGCGCGGGTGATACTGGCACAAACCCTGCGTGCTGATCTACGGGCACTTCTGTGGTTACCCTAACCCCCACCGGCTTGTACTTGCCGCAGTAGCCTGAGAGGTCGGGAGACTGCCGATACGTCTGGCCTTCGGTCTCAACCAAGTAGCCGTGGGCGTCCCTGTAACCGTGACTATGATATTCCAGCGCCTTGAGCCGCCGCGTTATCTTTGCCCACTCCTGGCTGTACAGCACCGAATCATTGTGCAAGCCGGTCAGCCTGCTATCAATCTCCTCAAGCCGCTCGACTATCCCCGGTGGGAAAAAGCCCTTGCCTTGCGCCTTCGCCTCGATTGCCTCTACGCGCTCGGTGAACTTGGACAGCGCCGTTTCGTGGGCGTTGGATTGTTTAATCAGCCCGTAAAACGTAGTCCATATTTCTTGATTCCAATGTTGCGTTTCCTCTGGAGTAAATTTAAGTTCCGGTTTCTCAATCATCATCCCCTCTTCTCCTTGCTTTAGCCACGAAATAAAATACCACCAACGCGATTACAATGCTTAGCCACGCAGGCCACAGCCTCAGAAACATTACGCAGTCATCAAGTACGGCGAGCTTCAAAAGCTCGATCACATCCAATTCCCATAACGCCTTAAAAGATATGTCAATCATCTTTCTTCTCCTTCCGCAGACAGCGACAGTGTGCTTCTTGCCACAGATATATCCGCCAGCTTGCATCATTCTGCGAATACTCCCACCGCTGCCACCACCAGATACGCTTGCCGCAAATGCTACACACCATCGTTCTCTCCTTGCGGGGATACCGCTTCCTGTCCCCGGTACTGACTACGTTGCTGTAATCGGTCGTCTACTAACCACCACCGCCATATACCGCCCCAGCACTTTACGGCTACCCGTTCACCCAGGGGCGTATCAACCATCTTGGCATACATCCCGCAAGATGGTTGATAGCCCATATTTTCGACAACTCTGTATTTGACGCCATTAACAGTAATCACTTCACTACCTCCTCTACCGCTGGCGGGTCGGGTAATGGCATCCAATGAGTAGGCGAAACCCAAATAGAAAGCATATCAAACGTCAACTCATGCCAATGCTCTCCCGCTGAATCGGTACTTGATCTCATCGCGTATGAAACAATCAACTGTCGCGTCTCTTTGTTGTGATTATTATATCGACAGATAAGCACAACCCTATCATATTCCGGCAACCTTTCATCAACGCTAATCCATTCCATTACATCCCCTCCTTGCATCGCGCTACCGCTTTCAGTCTCGCAAGATTCGGCTTTTCCTTCACTTCCGTAAACTCCAAAAGTGCATAAATCAAATCTTGCACCTTCGCCCATTCCGGTTCAGGCAGATTGTGACCCTTGCTATCGGCTCCAGGTTGCCCGCACAAACCACAGATGTCGTCCCGATCTTCGTCGGTTAGCTCGTAGCTACTCATCTTGTTGCTCCTTCCAGTACTGTTCTCGGGCTTCTGCCTCGCGTTGCGTTTGGCGTTCCTGTTCTTCAAGATATTGCAGATAGTATCCATCGCGCCCGTGGTACGGATCGCCGTAGCACATCGAACACGTTTCCTGCCCATCCGGTATGCTGATACCGCACATCTTACAGTTGGCCATCTTCCTCTACCCCCTCCCATATCGCACCTCGACAAGCGCCTTCCCGCAGTAGCAGCAATACGCCATGCCGTTCTCACTCGGCGTGTCGGCTTCTAAGACAAAGGTGTTGCCGCATGACGTGTCCCAGTTACCCTCGTAGTCTTCTGTCCACTCACAGCTACCATCATCTGCCCACAATACCCCGCCACCACCACACGCCTTGCAGGTATACGGGCTATTGCTGCTATCTGTCCAAGTAGGCTGATCTCCTGCAATATATGGCGGCTTGTTCACCAACCCTTGCCCGTCGCATACCGGACACTTAAACGGTATCGTCATCGCTTTTCTCCTCTGGTAACAGCCTTTTTAGATACGCCAGTTCGCGTTTTGCGATTCTCCTACATTCCGCACATTTAATTTTATTCACTCCGATTGATCTCCTGTAATGAGAACTTTCCTGATGGGTTAGCCACGCATTGTATGGTGTACCGATACATCCCGACATTTCTTTATCATGCGACACGGGACACCCATAACACCCGTTCTTGAAAAACTTTTGGCATAGGGGGCAATTTTTCGTACCCTTATCTAAACCGCCATTGTGAATAATCGCCTCCCATTTTCTGATTGATCCCCTAAGCGCCGTCAATGTTTTACTCTTCATCGCTTTTCTCCTTCGCAGCGTATTCGCCCATCGCGCATCTTACCGGACGGTCTTCAAATGCGGCCGTCCTCCACATCGTTCGATGTGTTACGCAGTACCACCACGTACCACCCGAATCAGTATCAGCTTCCATCACGAGACACTCGCACCGCTCGTTCATTTCACTCCCCCTTAATAAGCCGCAGCTTCGCCTCGTACTTTTGGCGTAGCTCGATATAATCTTGCACCGTCCGCTTTACCACTTGTTTGCTCTTGGCGTACAGCGCCCAATACTCACTCTCGCTATGGTCAACAAGATACATGCGTTTGAATGGCTCAGGGTCTTGCTCATGCAGGATGTTGCACCCTTTGCATTGACAATGCACGTTATCCTCGTCAAACAACGTCCCCGCCCAATAGCGGCTTATCAGGTGTCCGGCGTCCATTGTGTGCGCGTCCCCTCGCTTTCCGCAAGTGTAGCACGTCCACCTGTCACGCTCCCGGATGTAGTCGCTAAACGCTTTGAGAGCTTTCTTCTTCTCGGTGCTTGCCTTCGGCTTAGTCATTCCCACCACCTCGCCCACCGCTCAAGCCTCTCGGCCTTATCTTTCAATCGCAGAGCCTTGCGCCTACACGTATTCCCAAACGCCTCATCAAGCGTCTGTAAATGATAAGCAGCACGACGCTCCCACCGCCTCATCCGCGACCAGTACCAAGACGCTAAATACTGCAACAAAGTCTTCATATCTCCCCCCTTACACGTATACCGTTCTTCCCGCACCGCGCACAGAAATTACTCGTACTCTGCCACCTATTACCACACTCACATTCCCAAGTCGGGTACTTGCTCACAGTAGCCGTAACCTTTTTCCCGTCCTGTACTTTGACATAATCTTTGTATCTTTCATTCGGCCCTAAAAAGGTTGAAGCGTGCATTATAAACCTCACTTCAGTACCACTTACTGATAGCTTATAGTTCTCAGCACATTTTGTCAATACCTCTGCACTCACCCCGGCTTTCAATCTCGTTTCCCAAGCCTTGTATGCTCCCGCCTTATTTGTGTTACGCGGATAGACTTTCCAAAACTTCTCAAAATCAGCGGAATACTCCCTCTTATCCTTATCCTTATCCTTATCCTTATCCTTATCCTTTTCTTGGGCCCCTTGGCAGGGGCTTGGCAGGGGCTTGGATAGTCCATGTTTTTTAAGCAATGCCACATAGGATAAATGTGCATTGTTGTTGTTTTTCAACTCACCATACTGAAAATCACAGAAGTCAGGAAGAAACCATTTACCGTTAGAAAGTATCTTGATATTGCCGTTTACCTTCGTCGGTAAAGCACTCCAATCAACCACCGCCCCTATGTGATAATCACCACCTTCAAACTCAGGAATCCACACCCCTACGTTGTCACACTTGTCAAGAATAAATCTAATAGCGCACTTCTCTTCTGGTAGAAGTTTCCTAAACCACGGCCTATCCCAAATCGTCGTATCGGTGAATCGCTTACTCACACTCCCCCCTTCTTGTCGGTACCTAATGGATCGCCGGTCGCCCGCCGATACCACCTATACACCGTGCTGAACGTCAACTCCAATCTATCAGCAATCTTCTGATAAGACCAGCCCCTTGCCCGCAGTTCCAGGATTTCTTTGATAGGCCCGTTCGCATAGTTGTTGTAAAGACGGCTTACGTCTCGCTGATCTTCGCGTGTATACTCTGTCCAGTCGTAATACGGGCTTGTGATAACCATGTGTGAAGGTTGTACCTGATTAGGATGTCCGTAGATTATATCATCGGGTGTCATCCGGCCACCTCCGCGCCATCAGCTTGCGGATACGGTTACTGTGACAGTAGGCACCTACAGCTTCCCACACCACCACGCCACAACATAGCCATATCGCAAGCCCCACGTAGAACACCGGGAAGCCGATTACAAGAAAGATTGTCTCAAGCATCTACGTCTCCTTTATTTAACATAGCCGACTAATGGGTAATCAGTAGCCCACCTATAAAACAATTCCTTTAGTGCCTTTTTGTATGTCTTGAACTTTCTTGGTACATAATCCAGCGAATAGCCATCCCCATACCATTTGCAGTAAGTCCTCCAAATAGGACACCACCAATGCAACCTTTGGACTATGTAATACATCTTGTCCTTCTCGTCCCATCGTTCAACTATTCTGAGTCTCACAGTCACGTCTCCTTTAGCTCATCTTCATATTCCGTGACCTTGCACGGAACCATCGACGCTATTTGATGCAGCGCGTCTATCACCGCAGCCGCCACGACAGTACTCCACTCAGGTTCATTGTCGGGTATTACATCACCCTTATAATCTACATGAGTCGGGAAGTCGCGGCCAAGCATACCCATCGCTATATCTACCGCATCGAATATAATCTTGCTTTTAGATTCCCCCGTTGCTTGCGCTATCTCTGTGGCATGGCCATGTATGTGTGTATTCTGACTACGCTTGCCCGTAGTCCTTGGCTTGCGCGGGTAGCCTATCTTGACGTACACTTGCCGCCCTCGCTTCTCTGCAAGCTTCACCGCAAGCGCCGCCCACGCATCCTCGGCTACAGCCGGGAAACGCAACATCACATACGTCTTCCCGGCTTCTACCACCTCACAGGTACATTCAATCATTTTAATGCCTTCACTTGTTCGATAAGCCCTTGCAATTCTTTTTCCGCTTTCTCTACTTCAATTCTCGCGCCCGCAAGAAAATCCTCATCCCTATCAATTCGCTTGCGAAACAAAATCAGGTCCTCATCTTTCATGCGCGGATCATAACTCACGTAATCGCACCACTGACGGCCAGTACATTCTAATCCCCATTGTATTTGGGTGTAGTAATTTTTGGGTACAGTCCCGGTCAGCAAAGTTTCAATGTGCGTAGCAGTGATCGGACACTTGATTTCTATCATCCCATCTGGATCAATAAGCCCATCGGGAGAAGCACCGGAGAAATCGTATTTGGGATGCATAATAAACCCGACTTCCCATACCGCCTGACCTGTGACAAACTCATAAACCGCCCTGGCTTCCGGTTCATGTTCAGTTCCCCATTGCATCGCAGAGCTTACAAATCCCTCTGTTGGTGTCCCGGTTAATCTTTCGACAAGCAAATCAGCAAGGTAGTTTTTACGGCTCGCCGCATAACCGCTTTTGGTCGTTGCCATTAAATCGCTGATTCTTGATGCAGTTATCTTCCCACATCTTGCAAGTTTCCACTCCTCGGTTCCTTGTTTCATAACGCACCCTTCCGGCGATTGTACGCCCTCATAATAACTTCTGCCCCGTGGTGATCTCCCTCTTTCTTCAACTGAGAATACATTTCTCTGGAAAGTTTGAGTAATTGATTCTGGTCTTTTTCCTCATCCATTTTCCGTATATATGCCGAATAGGCCACACCATCATCAAAATTGCCATCTGTATCTTCATCCTCGATGATAAGACCGAATCCTGCAATAAAGGTATACCGTCTGCCATAGGTCGATCTTGCACCCTCTGCCTGCAGACTATTCATTATCGGTTTCCCGGTACTTGTTCCCTTATCTGGTTCATACACCGGCAAGTCTTTATGATTGTCTGCGGTATGACCATAACCAGATATATGTAGCGTCACCCGCAGACCACCATCCGATAATGAATCCTCACTCCACCGATATGAAAAACCGTGATCGGCTATGATTGGCCCGTACTCTTTTTGCAGTTCTTCGATTGGTGCATACTTCGCCTTGTCGGTTTTCTTCGTTCGGGCAACTGGTCTAAATTGACGTTGCATTTCCGCAAAGTTCCGGTCAAACTCCTGCTTGGCTTGGCGTTCCTCTTGACGGTTTTTCAGCTCGATTAACTGTGATAGTTTCTCAACGTCAAGATTGCCTTGGATTGCAAGCATTAGCAGTCTGTCGTTCGGGTCTTCCGGCAACGCCTGTATCTCAGACGTACCGAGTATTAATTGTTTTTCGTCGCTCATATCTCATCTCTCCTTATCCCGAAATAGTTCGCAAAGATCGACTCAAGTTCTTCCTCGGCGTACAGCATATCGTTCACATCATCTACCGTCGGCTTGCTTGTGTCAAGCTCCTCGACGTGTTTCGCTAACGCCTTCGCCATTTTCACGACCTCTTTAGATGCACGGTATATCTCAAGCCGCGCACCTTCGCCGCTAAACTCGCCCATTCGGTTCATCCTTCGGCTTGTATTCGCCGCACCACATACCGACGCTTGTTTCGGGCCAATGCGTCTGTAAATCATCTTGATAATTAAATGCTATAGGGGCATGCCGCCTACACTCGCCGTACGCATTTATCTTGCGCCAAAATTTACACGTCTCGCACTTTTCGTTTTTAGACTCTCCCATTTACATCCCCCTCTATCGCCGCAGTTATCTTGTCCTCAAATCGCGGCCATACCAAGTTCACGATGTCATTCTCCTCTCGCTTGTCAGACGGCACAAATACCGCCAACTTCTCAACGTCGCCGTTCTCCCGATTGTACCGATAGCGCAGAGACACAGGCACACCGTCGAGAAATACAGCCGCATAACCCGATTGAATATTATCCCTGTCTTGTTCAGTCATGTTTCCCCCTTGTCGGCATTGATTATCATCGCCTGCAATACCTCAAGCTCCTCGGTAGCCATCCATAGCGCCGTCGCCGCAAAGTCAAGATGCCTGTCGCGCACACCCGACACCACGTTCATTGCGTGCCTTACCACCTCCCGCGCCTGTCGCTCCTCGTCATCACGATACGGCCTGTCCACTACCCACCTCCAATACTTTCTCAACGCGTTCGGTTAGCCAAGTGTTGTACTTATCCCCTGCGGCGTCCCATGCGGCGGCCCCTGCGGCGTCCCATGCGGCGGCCCCTGCGGCGTCCCTTGCGGCGGCCCCTGCGGCGGCCCTTGCGGCGGCCCCTGCGGCGTCCCATGCGGCGGCCCCTGCGGCGTCCCTTGCGGCGGCCCATGCGGCGGCCAATGCGGCGGCCCATGCGGCGGCCCATGCGGCGGCCCATGCGGCGTCCCTTGCGGCGGCCAATTCTTCATCCGTCGCCTTGCCGTCTAACCACTTCCGCTTAGTATCTATAGCCGCCCAACTACGTTTGTCCTTCATACCGGTAACCTTTAGCGCATCCTCGGCTACATCACAAGCAAACTCATGCAGCAATCTGGTTACATCGGCTACCGCTAAACATTTGCGATAACGACCACAGAGTTTGTCTTTTTGCTCAACCACATCGCCCCATATCTCGACTCGCTCAACTACAGCACCCGACGCATAATACAACGCATCTATCAGCCGCCGCGCACCGTGCATACCGTTTTCACAAATCACAATAGGCCCACGCACCGAATACGTCTTGCCTACCTCTACCTTGCGCCTATTCCTATGCGCCAACTTCCCATCGTCTGGCAAAAAATGCCACGCCAATATCTTGTCCATCATACCTCCAACGGATGACCCTGCATCCCGATCCTGTCACGGATTCGCTCGATGTCATCACGGGTAAACAAGTAGTCTCTCCCATGCTTCTTGACGCCAAGCGTGTCCGCTGCCTGCCTGATTCGACGCGACGATAACTATAGGATTATCGCCACCTCATCGCTTGTGAAAATCTCACTCTTTTCCATTGCTTACCTCGCTATACTTCCATTATCGGCATAATAGAGGATATAGTCAATAGGTCGTGAGAAAGTTTTTGCCATTTGCGGAATATTCGGTACTTAACGGTTGTTTGCATACCTATTGTATGCGTTTCGATAGGGTTCTAAAATGCCACCAGACGCTTGAGGATTGGCAAGGCTGCGTTTTGTCGCTTAGATGGGATAATCTACCGTCTCCGGTATCCTTACATAACGTGGCGGCTTATTTTAGGTTAGCGCATAATGCTTACATTGCATTGCACGAAGTAGACAAAAAGCGTAACTAACTGCAATCAAACTGTAACATCTCTTTGCACGGTAACATTGCTGATGTTAGTGTGCAGGAAAAAGATATACTAATTGCATGCACTAACTACGTGGTAATCTATGCACAAGTCTATGCACGGTGTATAGAATAACGCGGAGGGTTCGCGCATTTTACATAATAAAACGCCCCCGGGAATTACGCTTGCACGACCGACGAGAGGGATCGTGTAGAGGCGCCGGGGGCTCGCCTGGTCTGCGTTGCTATCGTCAACGCTTCTAACCGCCCTATTGAGTTATAGAGTTAGGGACACTCCAATAATAAACCCTATTACCGCACTAATCAGGCTTGCGACTATCGCCGTCTTGACTACCTTGACGGTCTGCTCTTTCTTTAGCGCGTCGAAGGAGTTCTTTAGCTCTATCGACGTTTGCTTGAGCATCGCGATTGAGTTCTGCGATTCTGCCAGCCGTGTCTCTGCCGTCGCCAACTGCGTCTGAAGCGTCTGTAATTCCAAGCTCTGTGTGGCTAACGTGTTCTCCAAAGTCTCGAAGATTGTCGTCAACTCTTGAAACTCGTCGTCGGTTAGGCAGACCTCTGCCGATAAAGTAGGCGACAACAGCAGCAGCGATAGCACCAAGCACAGCGCAAATCTTTTTCCACACATTACGCCTCCTTGTCCTCGACAAGCTCAGACCTATTCTTCAAGTATTTGCTTGTCACCCACTTAGACCAAATGTTACCCCCGATGTATCCAAACCATATCGTCACGATTAGCACCGCATAAGTAATCATAGCAAGCGAGTTGATAGCTTCCTTGTTGAAAAACAGCGTCACGAAATAGATAGCCGCAAGCAGCACCGTCGCCACCGTGCAGCCGAGAAACTTACGCCCAAAGGTAATCATAACTCCTCCCCGCACGTTGTAACCGGTTCCGGCGGCAACGGCTCGCCAGTATCATAGGGCGGTTGATATTGCGGAGTTAGCGTAGTATAAGTTAAACACTTTCCTTCGCATGGGCACCTTGCAACCCACGGCGCATTCACGCCACCGCAAACAGGACAAACCCAACCTTCACTCATTCTATCGCCTCCTGTCACAGCTTGATGTCACAGCTTGTGATACCAACTATGTACTATCATGCACAAAGGTATTAACAAACTTAGTACTAACGTGTAAGAATGTCTTACAAGTCCAACTCTTCGGCCCGATGCCTTAGTACCCCTTCGCTATATCCTAACTCTCGCGCAATGTCAGCTTTACGCTTGACCTTCCAATACTTCACCAGCACCAAGTCAACCCACGGCGGGAGTATCAGCTTCCTGCTTGCGTTACGATCAGGTAGTGACTCAATAGCCTCGGTGATCTCTGCGGGTATCTCTACAGTTTCAGCGGGTTTGTTTTCATAAACCGTAGGTCTAAGAGTATCGGCTTCCATGTGTACGCCCCCTTGTTACACTCAAAATACACCATGCCCATATCTATCGTCCCGGCACAAGTAGCCGTGCCGTATTTAGACCACGCCTGTAATGCGGGAGTAGTCAGCCACAACTTGTAGGCATCCCCACCGTAGGCGAAGTAGTGAACGTGCGACCTTACAATTACGTTAGCGTCCGGTTGTATATCCCGCTCACTCCAAATCAGGTTCCATACCGCTTCCCGCGCCGGTGCCGTCAGCTTGCCATAGGGTACCTCAGACCGGCCCACCTTGTGCTTGCAATCGAATATCACACCGTCAGCGTCAAACCATTCATGCCAGCCAACGTCAGTCGCGTTGACCATCCCCGCGAGAACGTCTTCCCAATCTTCTTCTTTCCCGGTGTGGTAAGGAGTACCCCTGATAAGCAGGAGCTTCTTTCGCTCGATTTGATTGATGCACTCTGCGGCGATTTCGCATTGCTCACGTCTGTCGGTAGTGAGTAGTTCCGTCCCTCCGCTACCCTCGCCCTTGCCGTCGATCGCGTCACCGTTTACCACAAGCAAGTCTACCGGCCCGACCTCCTGAACCTTCTTGAGGTACCAGTCCCAAACCGTCGATTGCAGGTAGCCAAACTTACCCCGGACATTCTCATCGTCGTATTTGTTGTATTGCCAAGAGGGGGGAGTCAATCCACCGCGATGACCGCAATGTAGGTCGGACATAATTAGGATTCGTTTCAAAATAACTACTCAAAATCCCATTTTCTGACAACTTCTTTTACTTGCGGAAGCAATATCCTGCCTTTAATCAATACGCTTCCCGCTTCGTTGTCGTCAATCTTTGTAGTAAACTTTTCAGCTGGATGACAGCCTTCGTTATAATCTTCTACTGGTTCATCTATCCCTTGTTCATGTATCATTTCTTCAAGTGTATCATAGGCAGTGAAATAGAAATCCCCATCTTCATCAATAGAAATAACAAAGTATTGTTCTTTCATAAAACGCCTCCAATAATTTCTATTATTATCGGCACGTAACAGGCTACACTAAAGTGTAAAAGCGAAGGCTTTTGAGATCGACCATTTTCGTCCCCGGTCTGTACGGGTCAAAGTCGGGCAGTCTGAAGTGACCGCCGTTAGGTGTCTTGATTTGCAGGATAAGTATGTCGCCCTTGCGTTCACCGAATGACTTGTGACCTTTCTTCTCTTCCCACGGCATGTAGATTCTCCCGGTATACAGCACCTTGTGAAACGTGCCTAACCGCTTGGTGGTCTCATCGAACACCGCCGCGTGATCCCAAACGAAAGACCCGCCTTTACTTGTATCATCCTCGTCTGAAAGTACGGGAATCAACGAATCATAGGTTGCGTGTTTCTCGGAGTGCAGGTAGTCAACCATATCCAAGAACGTCTCATCCGAAAGCTCGCAGGACACAAGCTGTTCAGCAGCCGTCACGATTGAGCAAAGAAGACAGCCGTGCTTGTAGATATGTCCTGCGTAATTGGTTTGAAACTTCATTTTACAAAGTGCATCACGATAGCGACTATCCCAGGGATAGCACCGAATAGCCCCCCTATGAGGCCGTACTTCACCTTGAGGACAGCGACATCCGTGCGGAGTTCGTCGACTTTTGAGACAAGTGTTTTGTGTGATTCGTCGAGCCTTTTCAATTCGGCTAACACTAATTTTTGGTAACTCTCCCACCCATTGTCCATTTTGGCCTCCTATTATACTACTTTTTGCAATCTTGGTGTATCAGCAAAACCCTGATTCTTTCTGCTAAATTACTTAGACTATCTGCGTACTCGTACCATCGTCGGCAGTATACCAGAGCTGTGAAGGTGTCGTATTCTTGATCCACAACTTCCCGTAGGCCGCCGTACCTGCGGGCGCACCCGCTTGCTCATGTATGCTCACCACGCCCTCGACCGTGAGTATCTCGTTCGGCGCAATAGTCCCTATTCCTACATCACCCGTGGCAGTCTGAATGAACAGCGCCCCGGTCGGCGCACTTGCTTCGATGATAAACGGATACGCGCCGTTCTCCAAGATATGGAACCTGTCGCCGTTGTCACCATCTACTTCAAGCGTCCATGTTTTCGCATCGTTGTCTAAGATGATTCCCGCGTCACTGTCGGCTGACGTGTCTTCCACTTTAATATAGGTAGTACCGTCTGAGCCTTCTACGTGGAGTTTCTCGTCTACGGTACTAGTACCTATACCTACGTTACCGTCGGAACCTTGTACAAATAAGGCATTTTCAGAAGTATCACTCTCAACTCTAAAATCTAAATCTGCTCCACTTTCGTTTATAACAATTTCTGAGGCGGCGATGACAAGTTTATCCACCCATGTTATTACTTCGCCCGCCGCAGCTCCCGCATAAGTGCTTAATCTTATGTAGTCGCCATACATGCCAATCATTGAAGCGTCAGCATCGTAACCCGTGGTTGAAGTGTAGAAAGTGCCAGCACTTTCATAAGCATTGCTTGTGATGTAAAAATTCGAAATGGAAGACTGGATAATCCCAAAGTAATTATTCGCGAAAGATAGCTTCTTGTCAGGGCTTGCCGTACCCATGCCTATCCGGTCGTTCCCCGCATCAACAAACAGCATATTGGCATTGCCGTTTGATTCGACCCTGAAATCTATGTCGGCAGAGTCTTCGTTGAACACCACATCCGTTGTACTGATAGTTAGGAAGGTGCTAGTCCCTATTGCCGTAGTGCCAATCTTCAGCTTGTCGCCATCTCCATCGTCTACGCCTATCGAGAACTTCTTGGTTCCCGAAAGGGCAAAAGCCAAGTAAGGGTCACCGTCTACTGCCGCATTGGAAATCTGCAAGCAGGTAGAAGTCTGCGCGTTCTCTATCTCTACCAACTCCGTAGGGTCAGTAACGCCTACTCCAAGATTACCGCTTGGAAGTAATGTGATTCTTGGCGTGGTAGTCAAATCAGCGCCATCGGCTATTCGTAGCGAATCGTCTGCCGAATTGTAGCCTATGCTGTAGTCCTTGTCGCTCCCAAGGTGAATGAGATTATCGTCTATGATTCCCTGAAACTCGGTGAACCAACTGATTTGATTCTGAATAGGGAGTGGGTCTATCTTATCATGCTGGACAATATCGTAGTCGTCGCCGTAGACAAAGATTTTACCGCTTGGATAACTGCCCGCATACAATTTCCCGTTATAGACGGCTAAAGAACGTATAGAGGTTTCTGTACTATCATAACTTTCCGTCCATGTGGTACCGTCGAAAACATATATTTTACCATTTACACCACTCCCTGCATACAACTTCCCGTTATAGACAGCTAAAGCATAGACAGAACCTTCCGTACTATCATAACTTTCCGTCCATGTGGTACCGTCGAAAACATATATTTTACCGCTTGAATAACTGCCCGCATACAATTTCCCGTTATAGACGGCTAAAGCATAGACAGAACCTTCCGTACTATCATAACTTTCTGACCAAGTAGCACCATCAAATACGAAGATTTTACCATTACCCCCGCTACCCGCGTACAACTTACCGTTGTATGTAGCTAGGGAAAAGATGATAAGCTCTGCGCTGTCATAGCTTTCTGTCCATGTTGTCCCGTCATAGGCGAATACCTTCCCCCCTCCCCCACTTCCGGCATATAGATTACCGTTATAGACAGCTAAACACTTTATATCAGTTTCTGTACTATCATAACTTTCCGTCCATGTGGTACCGTCGAAAACATATATTTTACCGCTTCCCCCAAAGCTAGCGTACAATTTGCCGTTATAGACGGTTAAAGAGTAGATGGCGGTTGTTGAACTGTCGTAAATCTCCGTCCATGTGGTACCGTCGAAAACAAATACCTTCCCGTTGCCGCCACCTCCGGCGTATAACTTGCCATCGTACACAGCTAAGGAGTATATATAAGGTTCTGCACTGTCGTAGCTTGTACTCCAATCCACCTCGTCCAGTTTTACCGCCTCTGCAACTAGTGTCCCATCGACAAATAATTCTGCCGTAGCGCCTGATAGGACATCTTCTGTAGCCCACTTTATAATGTTAAGGCTATCAACCCATAATTTCCCCATCGCTCTCCAATCAAACAAAGGATGTCCATAATAAAAATATTGAGTGGAATATTCAGGTGTGATTCGGTCAACTTTGAAATCGCCCAAGGTCGTTAGGTAAATATAAAAATAGTCAGGCCCTAACATCGCGCTTATAAAATCATTGCCGGACAATGTGCGTTCTTCGGTGATGGTTACTTGCCGACCCGCCACATTTGTCGTCCCACTTGAAATAACTACGTGATATTCATCGTCCAGTGAAACGCCAAACCCCTCAAGATACCCCGGCGGCAACCCGCTAATATCCGCACTAAGGATAGCTTCACTCGCATCAGCCCTTGCTTGGACTATCGCATCATAATCACTCACAAGCCTATCCTCCGTCTCTGCGCCTCTCGCTGAAGCTGATTCTGCAACGACCGCTGCTCATACCCCGGCAACGTCCGCTTCCACGCACTCCTGTCCGCTTCCGCTTTCTTCTGTATCTCCTTCGCAAACTCTTCAGCCCGGTACCCCTCATCCTCTTCCCTGAACTTCGCCCCAAAGAAATACGTCATGTTCTGAAACAGGTCTTCCAATCCCTCGTACTTGTCCCTTCTCCCGGTAGATTGCTCTACCACGTCATCCAGTCCAAGAGCATCTATCGTGCCGTCAGCCACCTTCCCCAACGTCCTCAACAACGGAATGTTCGTGGACAACAGTTGCTCCATGCCCTCGTCCATCTCCACCTTTCCGTTCACCACGTCTAATCCGATTCCGCCCTCAAACCCCATCTTCCGCATCGCCGTATCAAGTATGTTCAGCACCACCGGACTATCGGCCATGAACTGCGCCAACTCCGGCGCCTCTACACGTTCAAGGTAATCCCGCTTCTGGAACATATTCTTTTGCGTCATCGCCTGAATAATCGTCTTCAAGATAGGATGTGAAACAGAAGTAAATTCCTCCAACACCGCGTCGGGATCTAGTTGCGGCAACCACCCGTCCTCAAAGAACAACGGAATCTTATTCAGCTCCGCATACGGAAAGTTGGGCCACCACATAATCGGCCCCTTCTCCCCTCTCGACACCGGTAAGTAACCAAGCTGCTTCATGTACTCAGGAACCAACGTGTAATCAAACTCGTCGATAGAAACCGACTCTTCAGCTTTCGCTGCCAACCGGTACATATCCGGCATCAGCATAAGTCCCGACACTTGGTTGGCTAAATTTTTCCTAGTGAAAGTATAAAAAGGTATAACATTCTTCAGGTATTTCTGTTCGACCTCCGATAGGTCACCATAATCGAGAAACCATTTCTTCGTGTCGATCTTCGCAAACTCTCTTGCGGCATCATCGGCTACCCCTGCTTTTGACATATCCTTCAGAGTCAGCATGTATGAGTGAAACCGCGCATGGTTCTCCACGAAGTTACCTACCTGTCTTGAAGCCGCAGGAAGGAAAAACTCTTGCTTCGTTGGATCGAATCGTTTCCATGGGTCTACTTTGGGCTTAATCTCTTTCTGTACGTCACCGATGTAAGTTTTCAAAGAAATAACGCCGTTCTCTCTTGCTTCTTCAGCTATCTGTTTAATCGTTCTCCCGCCCACCATCTTTGAGAGAATATCGTCTATCTTCTTTTCAGGAATGTTGAACTGATCGACCAGAATCTTCTTGAACTTCACCGGGTTCAGGGCATAGGTCATGCCTACCGCAGCGTCAACGTAAGCACTCGGATTGAACCAATCTACGCCATGCCGGAAGAACCCCGTGATAGTGTTGGAGAAATGGTTTCTCATGTGAAACCCGGTGGTAGCCGTAGCCATTCCTTTCCACCATGAAGTGAAGTTCATAAACAGCTTTTTCATTCCCTGCATCGTGTCGTCTGAGGCGGTCATCCCATAAGTCTTGTCAATAATGTCTCTTACGTCCTTGTCGAACATGAGTCCTTGTAAGCCGGGATCGGTACTTTGTTGAAGGTCGGCGTAGACGTTTCCCATCCGATGAAAAGCAGCGGTAGCCGTTTTCCCCATTTCATCCATTGCCCCAACAGGGATACCAAACTCTCTCAGGCTTTCTAAGAGATTTGCTCTCCCCATGACTCTCGCGTGTGCCGTGATTCTCGCATTGAGCATTTCTACAAAGTTTGTACTGATAGGAGCCAGACCGTTTTTCTCAACAAACTCTTTCGCAACATCGTCTACCAATCGGTTCGTCGCTTTCGCCTTGGCCTCAATCCAGTCCCCAAACATTTCCTTGGCGAAGTTGATTCCCTGTTTCTCCGACTGCATATAGGTAGCGCGGGTCTCTTTCATAAATCCCGGTTCCGCAGGACTGATTAGTTTGCCCGCACGTTTCTTCCCGAACGTAGGCCGGTTCTGAATCTTGGGAATGTAGTTTTCCCATTCCCCCATATCATCGACGCTAAACAATCCCTTTTCGATGCCGACCATTTCCTTGTCGCGCATCGTCTTGAAAACATCGTCCATCTTCGTCCAGAACTCGGTGATCTTTTCAGCTTCCTCTTTCGTGAGATTCAGGGCCTTGAACTTCTCGAATACACTCGCGTCAAGTCCCCGCTCTTTCAGCGTCTTGATTGTGGCGTCCCAATTATCTACACCCTTCAGGATGTCCTGTACTCTCCGTACCTCATCACCCTCTCCAAGAGCGGCGCTTATCCCAGCCCCGACTTTGGCGGCTCTTTTCTGACCCTTGAGGACACCGAACTCCACCTGTTCCATGATAGCCCGTGCATCCGTAGCCTTCTGAATCAGGTCGTCCCCCAATTTTCTCACTATAGGGTCAACGGTTTCTACGATGTCATTTCTGGCAAGAGTCCGTATGTTCTCGGCATCCATTTTCTTCATGTTGAGAAGTTTCTGGTAAGGGTTCCTGATCCCCAACCCACGCTTTAACAGCCCAACAACAGACGGCCCGTTGACTAAGGAATACCACGCCTCGGCAAGACCCGACTTCTCAGCCTTGCCTTGCAGGAATTGTCCAATACGATCAAACCCACGCGCCAATCTATTAGGCGCTCTCACACTCGCCCCGACTTCTCCTATCCCGCTGATCCTCGTAGCACGTTGGCCGGCAAGGTCGTATCCGCTCTCTATCGCTTTGGCAAGCTCATCCATCCCTTGCGGGCGGGCCATCTCCCTGAACATGCCTTCGGGAATATCAAGAATATCTACTCCTTGTTCGGTAAGCTCTTTGATAGTCTTTTCCAAGTGAGCATCGCCCAACTCTTTTAGACCTTGCTGCATTTCTTTCTGTAGGACACCACCCCAATCACTCACTCCCTTTGGGGCCGTGAGAGCTTTCTTGTACGCTCCCTTGTAGAAAAGGTCTGCCTGTCTTGCCGCAGACGCCGCTCCTTTCTTGCCTACTTGTTCAAGCCCTTCTCGTCCTCCCCGCACCAAACTCTTGACATCGGCAAAGCTAGTTCCAAGCTGTTTCATCGTGAGTGCGTTTTTGGCATACTTACTCGCAACGGCATGGGCTTTTGTCGTCGCCATGCCTGTAGGCTTTAACGCCTTGAGGGGAGATATGTATGTCAGTGGATCTAGGAAAATATCGCCGGCTAGCCCCCGCCGTCCGGCAGGAGTAGACCGCCCTATCGTCTTGTTGAAAAGCTGCTTGAGTTTGTTGTCCCCTGTGTATTCTTCCTGTAGGGGTTCATTCCATTCTTCAAGAGTCTTGCCAAGAAACTCACCATGTTCCTCTGCGTTCTGCCTGATAATGTCAGAGAAGGTTTTCTTGTATTCTTCGTCTCCGGTAAACACGGAAGCGGCACCACGTAACCCGGCCCTGATTGCATCCCACGCCGCCTGTCCAAGAGGACGATTGTACTCAACCGAGTCCACAATAGAATCGACAACATTGGCAGAGGCGTAATTACCTACCTGAAGAACGTCGAAGATGAATCTAAGCAACGGAACACGCCGACGCTTCTTTTCCTCTTCCTCTTTGACAGGCTGAACGAACTGACGCATCTCCATTTCGTACTGAGTGGGTTCTCCGCGAGTAGGCCGCGCCATTGAAGTAGGCCGTGTGAGTCTTGATACGTTTCGTGTTAGGTCAAGAAGGCTTGCCATCTAGCCTCCTAATTATGGTTCGCTGTCAGATCGAATTGGTAGAGTATAATTACCGCGAGTCTTTGTTTCTGGTGGTTCTGAAAGAGGATTGCTTGTTATCCCCATTGATTGAATATACTTTTGCTGTAATACTTTGAGTTCTTCAGCTATTTCTTGTAATCTTCGTATAGGAATATCTTCAGATACCAGTTGAGTAACGTAATTATCTATAGTTGTTTGGTCTGGATTATACCTTTCCTGCCCCCCCTCTTCACCTATCATATCTGGTATTGCTTCAGATAATGCGTAGAGCATTTTCCCAACGTCTGATTTCCTATAGCCCAAAACTGGTTCCCTAAACCATTTTTTAATTTCGTTCCATCTCTCTCTGGTAAATTGTGGTTTACCGAGTATATTACCAAATATTGACTTGAAATCGACATCCTGAGTTAGCCAATCTTTTAATATACCCAATGCTTCCTGTTGCTCTGTATAATTTTCTGTATAAAAACTTCCTCCTGCCGGAACACCCCGTGGATTTAGTTCCGTTTCTGACTTTGGTGGCGGTAACGTCCCTATCGCACCATCAAATAATCTTGTGAGTATATCTACTTTATCACTATGATCTGCTACATAGTTCATAAACTGCGCCCGAACGTCTTTAAGGGCGTCTGGATTTTGTCTTGCTAAATCATACAAGGCGCTATTGAACGCATACCCTTCCGCATCTACTCCTTGGAATAAAGTGCTGAAATCGTCAATCAACTTGACTTTTATATCTTTCCATATTGCACCAGCCTTTGAGTCTTTCATTGTGGAAAGCTGTTCTTTCAATATAGCTGTATTAAGGTCGGCTTCTTTATCTCGTATATCAAGCTCCCGCGTACCAAGGGCTTCATCCTGTGCTAACGCAGTATATTTGTACCCCATCTCGCCAAGCCATTGTAATTGGTCTTGGCTCAACTTGTCCTCAAACATATTCCAGTCTTGCCGAAGGGCTTTCAGCCGATATTCAATTTCCTCTTTCTGTCTGTCGTCCGTTGCAATCTCGGCAAGCCTCTGCAATTCAGCCTCTTGTTCCCTATTCTTTCTAGCCTCATCAATGAGAGTTTGGTTATTCATCTCGGAAATTTCTTTATCAGTATATATATTTGTGTACTGTACTTCCCTATCCAAATTGTTCTGAATGGCCTCAAAATCGCGTCCTTTCTGCGCTTCCCCTCCTTGCCAATCGCGTTGTTTCTTTGCTTCCCCCGCCTGGAACCGCTTGTCACCCATTCTGCCAAGTGTGTCGGAGATACGTCCTAGGCCACTATCCCATATTTCCCCTCTGTTGCGGCGGGCTTCGAGTAATGGGGTGAGCATATCTCTTTTTGTTTGTCCTAACTGTCCAATCCCCTGCCATATATTACTCCAATCTGACATAGCTACCTCCTAAAAGAAAATGTCCAATATACTCGCACCTACATCTGCCATGCCTACTGTAAATTGTAGGAAATTATTTACTTCCTCTACTGCCAACGCTTGATATTGAAATGCTAACTGCTCATCTTGAGCTGACAGATTTTCCTGGGCCAATAGAGCTTCAATGGAAGCCATAAAGGGTTTCATGGAAGTTTCCCACGCCTTGTCAACGGCATCAAGAATTGACGAGTTGATTCCGGTCTGTATCATCATCGAGTTGTAGACTGAGTTGAATTGTTGAGTAAGTGCATCCAAGTCCTGCGCCGATTCGGTGAGTTGGAGATTCGCGTACCCCTGCCGTCCTTCCAAGGCTGACGTAAGAGCGTCGAGATTCATCTGTCCTGAAGCAATAAGCGCTTGCAAATCCATTCCGGCAGTCGTCTCAGCCCCACCTAGAGCGCCTGTCAATGCCGCTATCTGGTTATCGAGAGTAGCCATCTGCGCCTGCAAGTCCATCTGTGCCACGCCGGTAGCGCCCTGCAAGGCAGCTTGTAGTGACGCACGTTGATTCTCAAGGTTGGCAAGCTGTTGCCGTTCCTCAAACCCAAGACGTGATTCTTCGGCACCCAAGGCCCCTGTTAATGCAGAAATATCCGATTGTTGACCAATCTGGAATTCGTTCAACATCAGTTGTGCGCGGCTAAGATACCCGCCAAGTAAGTTCTCAAAACCCCGCTGTCGCATGTCCATGTACTGCAAGGCTGACATCTGGCCCTGCGAGACCATTTGATTGTATTGTTCAAGTTTCTGTTCGAGGGCTTGCGATTGAAGCATGATGTCTTGATTCATCTGTTCGGTGCGATACTGAAGTTGCGTATTGACCATCCGTGCGTTCGCTTCATCTGCCGCCGCCATGTATTGAATAGCCGACCCGGTATCAGCGAAGACGGCTTCCATCTGCGCCAACGACCGCCTCTCGGCTTCTTGCATATCGAGTCTCATCGTCCGGTCGTATTCGGCCTTTTCCTCGTCGGTGAGACCTTGCATATCGGCCCTTGTGAGACCGCGTTGTTCTGCCAACCAGTTGAAGTATTCCTCTGCCGTCCCAAACCCGAAACTACGAGCTACAAACTCAAACGCCTCATCTTGATTCGGGCCTTCTTCCATCAGACCGAGAATTCGGTTTATATCGGTGTAATCTATGTTCGCACGTTCCCCGACAATCCCCAAGAGTTGATCCCTGATAGCGGCGAGATTCGATGTATCAATATTGATTTCCTGCCCCGCCAAAGCCTCTAATTCGCCGATAAGCCTTTGAATCTCGGCATCGTCTAAGACAACCTCGTTATTCCCCGCCGCTTCCAAGAGAGCTGTAATGCGCTCTATCTCTGCGGTATCGGCGGTGTATTCGGTAGTTCCCATCTCTTGCAGTTGAGCGAGAATATCATCCATCTCGGCATAGGCCGCCGAAAGGTCGGGAGCCTCGTAATTCAATATCTTTTGAGTAAGGGCATTGAGAATGGCCTTTTGGTCATCAAAAGTCAAATCGAGCTTCGATAAGGCATCAGCCATTATGTCCTTCCATTGGTTAAGCTGATAATCGAACCCTTCCCACACACTTCCAGCAACGCTTGTGTCTATGTCTTCACCAGTATCAACAGTAATGCCTATTGGTTTAGGCACCCAAACCCCCGCTGTTGTGTCTACATCCCACTCATATCCTTCTTGCAATGCGTAAGGGGGGACTTGGCTCGTATCCATAAGAGCCGCGATCACTTCATCCGTGGTTGGTTGGGTGTAGAATTGGTCGAAGGCAATTACGTTCATTATCGCATCGAAGTTAATATTTGACGGGATAGTTTCGTCTGACGGGATAGTTTCGTCGGTTGTGGGGATAACAGGTGCTGGTTTAGTAACTATTGGATTTGTGGTTTCAACAATTTTATCGGGTATTTCAGGTTCAGTTACTCCCGGCTCTTCTACAGTCGGCGCGGTATACCAATAATCTCCCTCTTGATATTCATAATCGGGAATATAAATACCGGGAGCGTTGAGATACGAATCCGTCCAGCTACTAATAGGTTTACCGCTTTCGGCATATATAGGCAACCATCCATATTTTTCCGCTGCTTCGGCATTTTCAGTCACTCTATAATTCCCCGGTTCGGGGATAAACCATTGATATGGGTCTATGTCTGGATTATACCACGTAGGTGTTGCCATTAGAACCTCCTCTTTCTCACATCGAGAGCCATCATATACACTTTCGCATCGTAGGCAGAGTTGTGAGTAATCTCAAAACTCACCAGCTTGTTGTCGATGAAATAGGGGACACTGATGTCTTTCTGATAAATCCCGCTTCCTATCCCGGCAACCAACGTGGCCGTGTTACTCGTCCCACCGTGCTCATCCTCGGTCTTGAACTTGAACGTATAATTCTGCCCGCCGGTGGCGCTTACTTCCCCGACCTTTGGCTTAATTCTTGTGAAATTCTTTTTTGTCTGTTCCTCACCGAAATCAAACATCTTCGTCTGCATCGTCATGGAAATCGCTACGGTAGAAGTCAACTTGTCGTAAGCAAGATAATCACCGTAAGCAGAATAAGCGTCACCAAATACAATCAGGTTCCCGCTGTCGCCACCGCCTGAGTTATACAAGAACTGCCTCGACAAGTAGGGACTCCACTTGAAGAAGGAAACCCTGCCGTCGCCGGTCTCATCACTCCTGAAAGTATCAGGGTCAAACGCCAATACTATTGAGTTAGTGGGAAACGAAACCAGAACGTCGTTCTTGTAGAAGAACATCGCCGCATTAGTCACCGTCCAGTCATCGAAGTCATCCTGAATATGCTTAGATACCTTGACTCTCCTTGTACCGTCGAAAGCGTAGATACCGTCCCTATCGACCATCCACAAGACATTGTTGGCTACCACCGCTCCCCTTGGAGAGATAATCCCTCCCTCTGAAATCGGTCGTGTAGACCAGTTCTGCCAGCTCGTACCGTCTATCGCGAATATCCTTCCTTCCTTGATGATGGCGAGAAAATTGTTCAATGACTTCATTGACATAATCTGCTTGCCGCCTTCAAAGAAATACTCCCACCTGTCCGACCGCCAGCCCTTAATCGAGTTTGCAATCCCGATCTGGACTTGGTTCTCAGCAGCCATGAAGACGTGGTTCTTGTGCGTGGTGATCGTCTGTGGTTTGTGATCGCCTATGATCTGAGTCAGGTAGTGAGTGTGTGTGTTTTCCAGGATATGAGTAGCCGTGAGAGAGGAAGTCAGCCCTGAGAAGATTCCCCGCATCACGTATCTGTTGGTCAGGTTGCCGTAGGAAGTGTCGTACTTCTGCCACTTCAGGGTGCCGTCTGTAGAAAGGGGAAGCTCGAACTCCAACGTAACCGTGCCGGTTCCCATCTTCGTTCCGGTATTGTTCAGAGCCTCAGTATTGAACGTCCCTATGGTATTCCACGTACAGGCTCCGCTTGCCCCACCGTAGTATTGATAAGCTCCGGTAGCGCTTCCCATTACATCGGGGTCTACTCCTGCGAAGATGAGTTTAGAGAAGGTGTAATCACAGGCAACATAAAACCCGTTCGTGACGTTCGTCGCGGATGCCAGGAGGAACACCCCCGCCACCGTCTGCGCATCCGTCGTGTCATCGGTATACGCCGCCGTAGTGGTCGCCATTCCGGCGTACCAGTTGTCCGTACTTCTTTCTCTTTCATCGTATCTGTCCAAATCCATGCCATAGAATGTTGAACTCCCTGACGCCCATATCGCATAAGGTCTGTCCGTCCCGTTGACGGCAATAATCTTTCCACCGAGAGCCGCAAACTCCACATCCTTCGCTGTGGTAAACGGAGAGGATGAAGTAGTGGTCGCGGTCAGGCTCGCCCCTAGTATCGAAGCAAAGGTTTCCGTAGAGCTTCCGACCTGAAACTGAACCGCCGCCCCTGAATCAACCGCCTGTATCGTATACCATGCGCCGGCTTGTTCTTCCCATACCCTGATAGCCCCTCGAACACTTCCGGTGCAAGAGGCTATCTTGGAAATCCCGCCTCTCTTCTTAAGGCCGTTCTTCCACCAACAGTTCTCCCCTACAAGAAGTTCATTGTCGGTCATCAGGCTAGGAGGAAGGTCTGTCGCGAAACCTCCCCGGAAGTCTTTTATCTCAAAGACGCTCATAAACTCGACTCATCAACTACCGGCAAAGGCGCGTTCTCGCGCCGTGGGAACATCTTGGGATTCTGGTTTGCCTGCTTTATCCTCCACTTTCGTACTTGGTCGTAGTACAATCCAAACATCTTCTGGCTCTCATCAGGCTCGAAGTTACCTTGAAGGATCATCCCTGCCGCATAATAAACAGGTGCCATGTGTGCCTCAGTAGGCAATGAACAAGTCGCGGTATCGTTCGACCCGGTAACGGTAACTTCAAGAGGCATATATTTATACCTGATTTTAAGAATCCTACGGTCGCTTGGGGCCGCCGAAATATAAATCTTATCCCCTCTGATTGCGTAATAATCAGGCCATGTAGAGTTCATCTCCGGTGACATAAAAAGATTGAATGGTGCAGCCCTCAGTTCGTGACCGTCGTAGTCTACGTGTTCAGCCTCAAGAAAGTCAGATGGAAGATCGGATTCCAACGTGCAGTCTTCGGGGAATGAGGAAACCCATGTCGAAGTCGAATCAGTCCCGGTCTTGCCAAAGACTTTCTCCGTGCCGTCGATGTGATAATCCGTGCTTGGTGAGGCTATTGTAACCGCCGTGATACTTACCGTGGTATCGTCGCTGATAGAGAACCGCCAACTCCTGTCGTCCCAAGTGACATCAACACTCCCGGCCCCGATCATCGCATTGATGTTAGAAGCCAAGTGTGCCGCGAGCGTAGAGCCGCCTACTCCTGCCAGATCCTCGGAAGCCAGGGCCACATTGGTCGCCGTAAGAGCGTTGTTCCCGCCCTCTATCGTGACTTGAGCATACCAATCTGCCTGTACCCAAAACTTCGGGGTAACGGTAATGAAATCCTGTTTGCTCAGTTTTGCTTCTTTGGCAAACTCACCGGCACCGATGTTAATATATTGCCTTGTAATATCGCTGACATAGGCGTTAGTTGAACTATCGGTTGACGCCGTGCTTAAAGCGTTAGAAGAAGTCCTTGACAGCCGCTCGGCAAAGTTTACCTGAAGGGCCATCGTCATTTCAGGCATAGCGCCCTCCTATCGGTGGTAGCCGACAAATACACAATGCGCTGTCGCGTCCGCTGTTTCCTCGACTATCAACCGTGATCCCGTGGCACTTACTACATAGCCGTGTTCACCGAAATCAAATCCGAAAAACCGATCATTACTTGAATCGGTCTGCACACTGAATAATGTGGCCGCAGATGTCCCGCCTGCCGTCGCTTCCATGATGTCCAACGTGCCGACTGCGGGAGTTATTACACTCACAAATCCTTTTAGAATATGAAGCCGCGACCCGCTTACTGCCGCAAGAATCGTGACAGACGTTGAAGCCGTTGCGGTGATACTCGCTTTACCTTGTATGGGTGATCCGTACATTATTTCCCTCCTTTACTCTTGAAATGCTCTACCTGACGAAGGCGCTTGACGGCGGCGGCGTGACTCTTGAGAATCTTGGATAGGGGTTTTCCTGATTCAGAAAGAACCTTCCAGCCGCCATCAACACGCCGAATCATTTAATCTCCCCAGATAAAGCATTTTACCGATGTCAAACTGCCAAGCGAGACACCTGATGCTAACTCAGGGAATATAACCGAACCCTGCGAAGTGTCGTAGTAGCAGGAGTACCCGCTGGTCTCCCCGATGAACACCGCATTGATCGTGCTGAACCCTACAAAACTTACAGCCACACCGCTTGAGATTACATTGCTCTGTCCGCTGAAATTGAGAACAGCAGCAACCGCCTTCTTCCCTCTGGACAATGCCGCGCCGAGTGACTTGTTTGTAGATTGTCTGCCATCATATGTTACTGATATAGCCATAATCTACCTCCTTACATCCCGGTCGCATATGCATTGCCGGTAAGGCAAATATTCACCGCATATGTCGCAGTGGCTTCTTCCAGAAGAACACCGATCTGATGAGGGAAGGCAACATACGCAGAGCTACTAGCTCCCATACCCGAAGCGGTCGTGAAGAATACAGCATGACCTATCGATCCGGTAAACTGTACCGTGGCCGAAGATGAAGCGTTATCGACCGGCCCTCGTATCGTGACCCACCCAACACATCCAGAAGCAATTGCATCACTTGCAATACCAAATAATCCATAATTAGAACCCGCAGCCATCGGTTGAAACCAACCATTGTCACTCGTTGTGTATTGGTAATTAAGCAAATACCCGGTTTTTGTGAGCATCCCGCTCGTTGCGTAGACTTTCGCCAAGATTCTCCCTGCCCCGTCTGATTTTATATTCGCAGAAAACGTACCCCCGCTTTCCGCAAAATCTGTTCCTACAAAAAACATATTTTCCTCCTATTGGATGGCCCCCCGAAGGGGGCCAAGCATTGTTTAGGATTAACCCATATCGTACACGGTCGCATACACGCCGGTAAGATATACGGTCGTTGTGAGAGACCCACTGGCGGCCTCAAGAAGAACACCAACTTGACCAACGACACCGTTGCCGACATTGGCGGCACTTGTCGCGTAGAGACCCGCCGCCGTGGCGGTAGCCCCCATTACAACAGCATGACCGACAGAACCGGTATATCCTGTCGCCCAACCACTCTGCACATCCTCAATCTTGCCTCTGATCTGCACCCATCCGACACAACCGGAAGCAAGAGCCTTCCCGTCCTTCGGGTACGCTAAGTATCCACATTCGGAAGTACAGGCAGAGATAAGGGTAGCGGCATAACCGCTACCCCCCCATTGTGCGAGCATCGAAGTGTTGGCAACTATTCCGCTTTCGGCATACGCCTGTATAAACACCTTCCCTTCTCCTGCACTCATCATCGTGTTGAAAGACGAGTCGGTGTCTATATTATTTTCAAATATCAACATACCAACCTCCTTATACAGGTGTCGCGTACACTCCCGTAAGATAAATATCGAGCGTGGTCGAAGCATTAGCCGCTGTAGTCAACACGCCAATCTGGTGAGAAAGTCCCTGATGTGCAGAACTGGAAGCGTAAATCGCGGCTCCCGTCCATGCTACGGCGTGTCCTATAGAACCCACGGCTTCAGCGGCAGAACCCTGCACACTTTCAACCGGGCCACGGATGATGAACCATCCCCAACTCCCCGCCCCGACAGACTGTGTACCTTCCGGTACTCCGACATACCCATACACACTCGCAATCAAAGCTGTGGCATTATATCCGCTACCCATGAACTGAATAACGGCAGGGGTGTTTTCATCCACCCCTGTACCGGCGTATGCGTACACAAGTACCTTCGCGCCATCCCGCTTTAACTGAGTGTTAAAAGAGGCGTTGTTGTCTATAAAATCCGTTCCTACTAACAACATATCGCTACCTCCTTATATTGTGTAATCAAGTGCGGTAAATTTGAAACTGGTCTTCCTCATCCTGCACATGATATTCCCAACCCATGAACACACCTTATACATGGCATTGGGATACCCGGCCTGTCCCAATTCCTTCCACGGGTCTTTCTTCATGTTCCAGTCTTTGTGATACCTTATCTCGAACTTGTCTGTATCAATCCCAAACCACGCAGCCGCAGTACAGGCATAGTCAGCCACAATTTCGGAATCGTGGAAGTACAGAGTCGTGAACCCGGCTTTCGCCAAGCCCGTCTCTTTGCCGTAATACCTCTTCTGGGGTTCGATCAAGGATTCAAACTTGCTCCAAAGGTCTCTCGTTGTGATGTGAAGATTTGGTTTATTAGTTCCAAACGTCGCCTGATTTATCATGTACGACAACGACCCGGAACCATAGAGTTTCAGTTCCGTAGTCGAAGCATCTTCCGCAGCCGCAGCCCATTCCGCAGCATCAGCCACGGCAATCCCGGCATACGTAGTTCCAGTGTCGATTATCCGGTGTAAGGATTCCATATCGTTCGCTCCCGGTGCGGCTGCATACAGGGCGGTGTTGAAGTGATCCAACATATCCTCACCCATTTCAGTCGTCTTATCCGACAGGAGATTTACGATTTGTTCTTTACCGGAGTTTTTAACACGTTCATCCCATGAGATCATCGCTTGACCAACAAGATATCTCCAGTCAAGCTCTGCGCTGGTTCGCGTGTCGATTTCTGAATAAACGATCTGTTCCCTTGGGCCTACAAACCCGGTCTGATCGCTCTTCTTGTACCTGATGGGCCATTGTAATTTCGTTCCACCGTCGGTGCTTATGTTTCCAATCTGTTTCAGCTTTGTCCAAAAGGGCGATTTCTCGTATACCTGTGAAGTCAAAGTCTTATCAAAATAACGTGTGGAAACGGCATCGGCCTCAGCAATAGATAGTGCCATTTTTCCCTCCTATTGCTAGGATCGGGCGTATTCTCTCATCGCCTCCTCTCTAGCTTGTTTCGGGTCTGCCGACCCTGTGTTTTTCGGTGTCGGTTGCCCTCCACCGGGAGCCATTTTAGCCCCCTTGTTTCTGACGATTGTCTGTTCGACCTTCTCCTGCATCTCTACAGGATTGTATTTGTTGGCCTTCCAGATTGTCGCCATCAGACTCTTCATATCGCCCGCGTCCATTGTCTGAAGCGCTTGCATGACTTCACTTCGGTCAAAGCCCGGTAGCTCTTCTTCAAGCTCGGCAAAATACTTGTCTCTCTCCTTTTCGAGTCTTTCTTCCTCAAGCCTCTGCTCTACGGATTTCAGTTTTTCTTCAAGGGTGGAGTAGCGTTCATCTGCGTAAGAGCGGGAACGGGTGAAAATCTCATCGGGTGATGTTGGTTGATCTACAAGCCGGGCTAACTGTTGTGCAACATGAGGCCGCTTGGAAAGCGCCTCGTTGTATCGGTCGTACTTAGCCTTCTCGTTTTTCTCCCAATCCTCCCTCTTCTTCTGCCATTCCTTCTCTTTTTTATCAAGCTCTTCCATGCGCTTGCGATACTCCGCTTCTCTCTGTTGAGATTTGCGGGTATAGTCTGCTTGGAACATACCCGATTTCTTGATAAATCCATTCAATTCGTCGGGTGTCTTCCAACTTTGTACGTTACCGTCATCACCCGTATAAGAGTGAAACGGCGCGGCATCTCCCCCGACTTCCGCTATAGCTTGGTCTCTGACTGCACTAGCGGATTGGTCTAAATCTGCCATAGTGTCCTCCTTACATTCTCTGTGTTAATTCGTCCATATTTGTAGGCGGTCTCATTCCACCGCCCATTGGTCTCTGTGGTCTTTGCGGCATCCCTTGTGGCGCCTGCTGCATCCCCATTTTACCGGGGACCGTAGCGTTCTGCGCCTGCGACTTCACCGCCGCAAACAGTTTCTCTACCGGGTCCTGCGGACTCACACCGTAGTTCCTTTGAAGAAACTCACCCACCGACTGTTGGGGCCTCACATCGCCCCTTGAGGCTTTCGCGGCCATATCGGTCGGGTTCATAATCGACATCTTCGATCTTACATCCATCCCACCACCCTGTGGCATCCCACCGCCTTGCGGCGGCATCGGGGGTCTCCCCCCCATCATCATGTCACTCATATTCCCTCCAGTCTCTGCTGGATGAGATTCTGCGGTTTCCCTTGTAATCCCATACCAGGTAATTTCGGTGGTCTTTGCTGGCCGCCCGCCTTTGCCGCCATCATCTGTTGCGCCCTCTGCTCCATCCGCTGAACAATCTCTTGTCCCTTCGGAATGTTCAGTTGCTCTATCACCGCCTGCGGATCGACAATCTTCATCTGCGCCAATCTCAGGAACAAATTAGCCAGACTCTGCTTGTCCATCGGTAAGGTAGAGTTGGTCTGAATCTCTATATCAAAATCAGCGTAGACTTCATCCACATCTCCAAGCTCCGCAATAAACTTCTTGTACTCTTCCCAATCCTTCTGCTGCTGTGGATCGACTTGCCCTTCCTGATTCGCTTTCGGCTGCATCATTTCATTCGTGAAAGACTGTTGATTTGAAACCTTGTAGAAGTCTATGTTCTGATCGGTCTTGATATTAAAGTCTCTGATATTCGAGTAATATTGCTGCATAATATCGACTATCAGGTAGCACACTCTTTTAATAGCGTGTTCAAGATTCCTTACTCTCTGGCGAGTCCTCGTATACGAAGATTCAATCAGCGTAGAAACTTCGGCGGCGGTCTGCCTTTCGGTCTTACTCGCCATGCCTTTCGTAATATCCGTTACTCCGGTGACCTCTTCGAGAATCCTCGGAAGCATCGACATATAATTATAAAGGTCGGGAGTGAGGGTTCCCATCTCAATCCGCTTCACCGGCTCGTCATTCAGTTGGGAATTGTAACTAAATACGTTACCTCCGCTCGGTAATTCCGTCTTGACGGTCTCGGCGTCGATACCCGCGTTCTCATCCACCAGCCAGTTCGGATTGTTAGAGAGAGCCATGAAAGCGTCCATCAACTGCATCCCGCGATTGATAGACCTGTTCAACTGTTCGATCTGATCCCCTTCACCCATCCCTATCGCCCGGTGAGGGACGTAGTAATCATAGAGCTTTACATAAGGGGGAAGATTGTGCCGGTAGGGAGAAGCCTTCTCTTCCAAGAGATTATCTCTTGTAAACGAAACAATCTTCCCGAAGGGATATTTCTCCCTGTCCTCTTTCTTGTCTTTTCCCTTCTCGTCTTTCTCCCGGTTCCCCTCCGAGTCCGTGACGTAAACCTCTTCGGTCTCAGGGTCTCGCATCCACACTTCGTAGACCGTGACAAAATCGGACATTACTTCTTCGTCGGACTTCTCACTCCAACTCTCGGCCCCTTTGGGTTCTTCCTCGTCGGCCTTTACGTCTTTCCCCTTATCAGGAAAGTGCGCCCTGACCCATGAAAGCGGTCTCCGCTCTCTCGTCCCCTGAAAGGGATTCTCCCAATTATCGTCATACCCAGGAGCCTCGAAATAAACTCGCGGATCAATGACATCAACTCTTACTTCTCCGAACACTTCCGCATCGGGATCGAAGGTGACCTTGAAGATTCCGTTCTTCATCACCATCGCATCGACTACGGCAAGAAACGTCTTCTTGTCCATATCGAGTTTGTCCCACAAGTATTCCAGGCAGAGAGAATACAACTCGAACATCTTCTGCAAGAAGGGTTTCCTCGCTCTCAGGCTCCACGTCGGTCTATTGTCCGTCAGTAAAGGAGCGATAGACATCACCGTAGCAAAGACGTAATTCACGAATACTTTTGAATCGTGAGTACCGAGTTCGGTTTCGTTCCACCACTTGCCTTCGTACTCTTTCAGGTGGCGGCTCATTTCGTCCCGAAGGTCTTCGGTGTTGTCAAAGATTTTATCGACTGCGTTCTTGAGCTTGGTTAGCCTGATCCGTTCCTCTACGTCTTTCTTCAATCCTTGTACCTCACTAACCCCTTCTCGGCAAGAATCCTGTCTCTTTCTCTCTTGGTATCAATATGCCGGTTCAACAGCTTGTCCCAACCAGGTGTGAAGTCCACATAAATGTGACAGGAATCAAACAACCGCTGGCCGACCTCTCCGCACTCAGGACACTTCCCGTCATTACACTGATCCATCGGCAGCAAGACCTCATACTTCCCGTGAGTCTTGCACTTGTAGCTATACACGGGCATTACCGAATCCTCTAAACATAGGCTGGCGCGCTGCCTGCCCCTCCAAAGCCGCTCTGTTGCCCCTGTAACCCTTTCTCGCAGAACTGAACAACGGCTGGCCCCCACGGGTCTGCTCCATCTTCTGAATCAAACGATCCAAAGCGTTGGGTTGCATCCCTTGTCCGGCCAGATAACTCATGAGCCTGTCGTCCACTTTGACCTCCTTATGATCTCCCGGTAAGGAAGCTCCCCCCATCGTTCGAGAATGAATCCAACCCTGTCGAAATCCTCTGCCGTGTCCACGCACCATCTCAGGTTGGAATTGTCTTCCGTGTCTATTAAGTTATTAAGGGAAAACTCGTCATCCTCATACACATGAACACACACATGCTCTCTGTCGGGATGGCCTTGCGGCAACATTCGATCCAATCTCTCAAGGGTCTCCATCGTCATTACTTCGGTGTCCAACCCTTGAGGAAAGGTACGGGGCCAGATATTACAGGCAAAATCGGCGTCTCCCAGAACCTCGATCGTCCTATCTACAACGCCGCCGTCAATCAAAGGACAGTCGCCCGTTATCCTTACAATGACATCGGCCCCGTACTCCCTTGCTATGTCTACATATCTTCCAAGAACGTCGTCTTCGTCTCTGTCCGAGACAACGCACTCATAATCCGGTATCGCATCCCTGATAGCCTCATCAGGAGTCCCAACTACTATGTTATCAATTAACTCCGACTTCTCTAAACGTTCCAAGAGATGTAACAACAAACTCTTGCTCCGCACCGTCCTTAATACTTTTCCCGGTAGCCGGTGTGAACCTAATCTCGCTTGCACAATCGCTAATGTCATACATCCAATAGGTTACGTTATCGAAACCTAACTCCTTTCCGGCAACTCCGGTATCCACAAGAATCGCAGCGGGATACATCGCTTCAAATATCTTCCCGAACTCCCGCTTGAATAGTGCGTACCGTTCTCCCCTGTACGGAACCTCCTCGTCTGTCCCCTCATATTCGGCAAACATCACATACTTCGACGACAGCCGAACCATCTCCCTCATCATTCGAACCATCACGGGCGTCCGCTGATGAATCAACACGCCAACCGTGAACACAAAATCGAACTTCTCGTTGCACATTTCAGAGCCGCCGTGATACGCCTTCAGGCCCATCGAATTAGCGATCTTCACGGCCCCTTCGTTCACGTCACACCCAAGCGCCTCGACTCCAATACTCTCAAACGCCTGTAGATTCGGCCCCCAATTACATCCAATCTCGAATACAGCATTTATGCTGTATTTCAAGAACCTTCTAAAGAACACCCCACGGTCGGGAACGTACATATTCCTTACCGTGTACTCATTCCCAAAATCGCCTTCCCAATCAGCCATGATTCACCCAATACTTGCGCCACGGCGCTTCGTTAATCACCCGCCAGAAATCATGCTCCGTGTACCCGCACGTCCGGCAGAAATCAGCCAAGGCAGTCGGATCTAGTTCGGGGTCTTTCTTCTCAATCAAATCCTTCGCCTCTTCCAGCGAAAGCCGCCCTTCTCTCACTCGTCTAGAAGCAATGTCCGAGACCCTCTGAAACCCGAACTTCGGGTACTTCAACCACAGGTGAACCATGTACGCATAAGAATCTATCTGCTCAAAATTCTCTATCGTCCCAAGCCTGTCCCATTCACCAGTCAAATCTCTGAATCCCAACCCCTTCGCTATCTCATAATTGTCCACCGAACTCCACGGTATGAAATAACTCATATACATTACCAAAGGATAATCGACCACCTTCGGTTTAATCGAATCTACTTCCTTTGGACTGATCCCGCCCTCAGACCAGAACTCATACTCCGACTCGATCTTCCTGACCATCGCGTTTAAATCAGGATTCGCCACATACGTGTTGTTCTCGGTACTCCCGTACTCATACGCAGAGTTCTCTCCAAAAACAACCAGCCCGATTCCCATCTGTTGAGCAATCATATAGGGAATTGTATATATAGCATATTCAACAAACTTCAACGCTTCCCCGGTCTGCTCAAACGCCCACTTCGTCGCCCTTACGAACAGATCATGGCTTATCGTGTACTGCCAATGATTAAGGTTAAATTTTTCTATCAGATTCCTGAGGTTCTGCGTCCCCGCCGTGGTATGAGTGAATGAATCATTCACCGTCACCAGCAACGGACTCATCCCTCGATCCACAACCTCTTTGACCAACCTATGACTGTCCTTCCCTCCTGAAACAGGAACCACGCAATCATACGGCCGGTCTCCACGGAACTGACCTAAAACATCGTCCAGCTCCCTCTCTCTCTCGGCCCAATCAATGTTGACTCTCGCCGCGTAATTACGGCAAGCACCACACACTCCATCAACAAACCTGGAACCCGGTCTTGAGTCGGGCATCCAACACTCTTTACAGTGCGTCATATCACCCCTTTATAATCTTAAAAGCAATCAATCTCCCAACAATCCAATAATCAGGCTTTTCTTTTACATTAACGGCAGTATAACAACTAAATCTTGTTGCTATCGCTCTCATAAACCAATCCAACGCTTCATCTTGCGTCTCAAAAGGAATATCTTTCATTTCTTTTTCTATATCTTTTATAGTCCATTCATCAACCATGGTCTTGAAATCAATTCCCGAATCAGATATATAATGAGCTTCTATTATTTCGGGTGCTTCAAATTTCCTCCTCAGTAATTTCCTTTCATCTTCCGTAATGTAACTAAACGGATCAATGCCCCCTTCTGGATGATTGGCTTCATCGTATGTCAATTCTTTCCATCCATCCTTCTTTTTCATCAATTCCTTAATTTCCTCTTGGCTTCTCATTAGCTGACAAATCTCCTCTCCCATCCCCTTTGGGGTTTCGGCTTCAAGTCCTCAATCGTAAACCAGTTCTTCAACTGGAACTCAGGAACTTCCTTTGTATAATTCCTGTACGAAAACATATCGACTATTTGAAAGATCATCGACGCAGCATCCACCAGGTCGTCCTTACCCGAATAGTTCTTGTTGAACCTGTCCATCTGCGCCATCAAATCAATACAGCTTTCATGTATTTTGACCTTACCCTCCTTCACGAAAGCACCAAGCGTCCAGTTCACCCGGTCGAACTTGTTCCGCTTGTTACTCACTCTGATAGGCTCGATATACACCGGAAGCGTCCTTTTGTTCACTTCCTCCCAATTAGACTTCTCGGAATCAATTATATATTTCAAATGCTCCTGCAACCCAAGCTCAATCCCAAGTTTTCTTGGCTTAATTTCCGCAGCCAGCGTAATAAGTCGCTTCGCCGTCTCATTACCCGGCCACCTCCCATGGTACTCTCTCGTAATAAATACGTCACCGGTAGCCGAAACAGCAGCAACAATAATCGCAGTCTCATCACTGTACTTTTCCGTGGTAGCCGCAGGATCGCAAGCAATATACCAAGTATATTCTCCCTCAGGGAGCGTCCTGAAAGTCGGCTGGGGGGGCGGAAACGCCATATCCTCAGTAGGCAACGAATTAAGGAAATACTGACTCTGAATATCATACGGCAACATCCCTCTCGTTACGTGCTTGAACTTCTTCTCAGTCCACCACTTACACGCAAACTTCCCATTCACCTTCAACGGCATCCGATACACTTTATCGAATATCTCGTCCTCTTCTATCGTGTGATACAAATCAGAATGATGATACGGAGTCCCTATCGCTTTCCTCAATCCACCCGGCTCCAATATCGGCATCGCCCCCGAAAACCACTGCCTCGTCTTCTCCATCTGCGCCGTCGTCCGCACCGTGTCCTTATCTATCAAATCATCAAACAACTGCACCGTCGCCCGCTTCCCGGTTATCGTATTCCCGACCCCATACACCTGCACCTGATCTCCCATCACAATCTCACCCTGCACAGGCTGCCTTCTCATCGTCAACCGATTCTTGACATCAACTTCCCACTCTCCCCTCGGAGGAACAACATCAGGAAATAACTTGTTCAACAAAGGAGTTTCCAAATGCTGCTTCAACGTCACCAAATGCGTCGTCTCAACAAAATCTTGCGTAATCGAATAAATATGCAACCGCTCATTCGGATTCCTCAACAACAACTGCACCGCATACACTATCAACCACGCCGTCTTCAAATGTCCCCGAGCAACCAATATCAAACTATGCTCATCCTTCGATAACGTCCGCGCTAACCACCCATGAAACTTCGCATCCAACAACGGATCACCCATCCGCATCGCCTGACCCATCCCCAATATCTCACTCCCCAAATAATATAGATCGGTCAAACACTTCCACCGCATCAAAAGCTCCAATCCCTTCTCTTCCCCTACCTCCGCTACAAACTCCTCATACTTCGCTACATCCGCTTCAGTAGATATTGTCAAAGATCATCCCCTAAACACGCGACCCAATACTTGTTCTTTAGCCCCCTTCTCCGTATACCAATCGGAAAATTCCGACGCAAATTTGTATTCTAAATCCTGCGCCTCTCGTGCACATTCACGGCATACTAGCCCAATGCCCTTCTCTTTCAGTACACCAACAGGACGGCCAATCAAAACCAACGGATCATCACTCGTCTCAACCCGCTTCCCACACCGATCACATACATAGATCTTCCATACCCGCCCCCTAATTAAATTCCCTGCAAAATTTCGCCAATGAAACATACACTTTCTCATACACCCTACCCCCTATTGGAAAACACTTCACATATACGAGTGAAGGATACATATAGGCGCGCGCTCGCCATGCCCCCCCTCCCCGTACCCTTTGCCCTGTAGGGCCTCATATCGTGTCACCACTGCACGCAACAGCCTCTTGCCGTGTGTTAGCACGTCTAGTAGCTTGCACACGCTTCTGTAGGCTATCTCGTAGCTCTTGCATACGCTTATCATACTCGCGCCTAGCTATGTGCTCTGCTACTTGTGCTCTGTTGTAGATGCCTTCTACTTTGTTGCTTAAGTCTATAGCCTTCAGTATCTGCGCCGGGCTGATGCCCTTGACGTTGCGTGTCTCTGCCGTAACGTTACCATCGCCGTCAATCTGCCTAGTGATCGTCTCACTTTGCATCGTACCTTGTGCGCACATTGCCAGCACTTTTGAACGCTCCTCTATGCTGTTGCCGTGTTTAGCGTTTAATTCCTCGATGTAGTTAAGCACGTTGGGTTTGGTTGTTAGGTCATGGGCTAGTCGCTTGGCGGTATCGGTACTCTCTGTATTGTAAGCTATTAGTACGCTCTGTGTGCCATTGCCGAATGTTTGCTTGTTGGTAATATCGGTATAGGCTTCAGCGAACCTTTTCTGTTTAGGTGTCAGCTTGCGTTCTTTAGGCTTGTCTCCAGGCTTCCTGGGCTTGGCAATAGGTTGTACGTTGTGAGTAGCTACTTGTGATTCCGTCGCAGTTTCTATCATTATTGCTTACAGTACCTATGTTTACACTATCGGCATGTTTACGCAAAACTTGAGTACTATTCGCATGTATAGTGATAATTATTCAAAATACCGTGAAATAATTATCTTTACCTATTGACATTATGCCGATAGTGGTGTATATTGATAGTATGTTAATGAGAGAGGAGAAAACAATGAACAAAAAAATTGATTGGAATTGCGCCACGGTACATAGGTACAACCGAGTAGTACAAATCGATGGGTCAGTGCGATACTTGGTTACTGACGCTCACGGAGTGTCTGCTATATTGACCGCCAGGACAATCCATCGCCACGGTCTATAGGTGAGTCACCCGCCTTCGGGCGGGCGTAAACCGCATAGTAGGTGACAAGCCCTACAGCGAATATTTTCTATGGGGGAGAATATGAACAGAGAAATCAAATTTGTATGCAATGCAGTGAAATGGCGCGATAAGGTAAATGGTAACACATATCATTCTTGCCACATTACGCGCTGTTCTGATGGTTCTATTATTACCGTACCGTTTACCTATGGTTACGGTGAACACTACAGACAATCGGCATTAACACGCATGAGCGAAGTAGGATGGATACCCGAAAAGGAGCCCTATTGCTATGAGAGGGACAACAACTATCCTATCTTGTGGAACGTCTCTGAAGGTCTTAAGCGCGATTGCGTTGCTAATGGGAAGTTAGAATAATGAATAATTACCGCCTACTTCGCAAAACCGATAATGCAATGATCTATGGCAAGTATGTAGCGGCTACGTGGCACGTTCTACTAGTCGCTGATCGTAAGCAAATTGAAGCCGTGCATAGCAATGTACGGCTCGCCGTTGAATCGGCAGAGAAAACATATAGGGGGACAATATAAACGCAATCGAATGGGAAAATAGGTACATGAAAGCATCATTAGACGCAATAGCAAATTCGGTAATAAACGAGCATACCGACAAAGCACAGTTACTAGCATTGTGTATTGCGATCGCAAAAACTACTTTGGAACATCTATATCCTACTACTTCCTGAACGTAGGTACCTAAAGTAGATAATCGGCGCATTGACTAATGTAGTGGCCGTGCAAAGTAGAATCCATCTACTACGCACGGCCTTTTTAAATACGTCGATTGACTCCGGTGAACGGACGTACTTTGCAAATTCAACAACATAATCGTTAAAATCATAAGACCGGAAAGCGAGAAACATTGTCAGGAAAGCATGACCAAAAAAGAACCCGCACCACCACCACCGACCCTTGCCCTTGCCAATCGCGGCGACTACCTGACCGGCTATGCAAAATACGACTACTTCAATCCAATATCCTGCCAGCGCTTGGTTCAACGCTGGTGTCGATTTCGCCGTGCTCCAGCTTGTGATCTCCGAGTGACCCCCGTCGTGTTTCGCCACTATCAAGTGTCCGAATTCGTGGACTGGTGCTAATAGGTTTGTCAGCGATACGATCATCCCTGCCAGAAACAGTAAGAGGAATAGAGCGTTCCTGCTTTGCATAATACTTCTCCCTGTCGATACTAAAGAATGTACTCCCGAAGTACCAACCCTCCCAGTATTTCGTATCTCGCTTTAACCGTATCCTGGCATCATACCGTTCATAGATTCTACGCCAAAACCTAACCGCTCCACAACCGTACGCTTCGCCCCATATCGTCTTGAACCCAAGGTTAGCAAACCCTTCGTGAAGAATCCATTCGGCGCATTGCGTACCGAATCCCTGGCCCCGGGCTTGCGGGTGGACTATCAACGCTATCTCTGCCTTGCCTCTCCTACGGCGGCCCCGGCGCCTCTTGCGACCCTTGATGTGAACGAACCCGCCAACCGCAAGAACCGCAGGCTTGCTTTCCTCGTTGAGTTTCACGTTCTCGATGAACTCCCAATACTTATAGTCCTTGAGAAAGTTTCCCTCATAGAATCGCCTTTGTTGCTCAAGTGTAGTCCAACCTGTGCGTAACATGGCGCGTGACATATTACGCCAATCTGCTACTTGTAAAGCGGTCTCAAGTGATAATGGGCGAACGGTCATAGTATCTCCTCTAGATCCGCAGGCACCACCGCGAACGGCCCCGCGTCGGGATTATCAGACGACCGCGATAGACAGATATGCTTCTCAAGTATGTCGGGTTTATAGTCTCTTAACAAGTCCCAACCTACCGTGTGATCTGATATGGCTTTTGCAGAATGGTATTCAACATACAAGGCAGGATATTTAGGGACACACATCATCTCAACCGTGTTGTCCTCATAGGGAAGGTCGGGAATATCAGGGATATCTAATCGTGCGTCTAAACTGTAATACACCGGAATCCGTCTCGGCACTTCGCCTATCAGCCAATACTTATCGGGTCTGCAAGCTATCTTGATGAACGGCAACCGCCACCCCGGGAAGTCCCACTCCAATAGGAACTTCAGCGACTCAATATCAAACACGCTGCTTGTCAGGTGATACCCCAAGTCACTCGCATAACTCCACGCTGCAAGAAATACGTCATACTTCAACGGCTTATTCGGTGGTGCTGACTTGAACAACTGCGCCTTCAAGATAACCTCGTGTTTGTGTGTATCCCGCTTAGCTATCTCGTCTATCAGCTTACAGACAGTCTCATTATCAGGCAACGAATTGCCCGAACCTATGTCAAGAATTAGCTGCATTACCTTATCCCTCTCTTCACGCAATCTATCACCTTATCTACATCGTCCACCGTCAAATTGTTATGCAACGGCAGGGAAAGCTCTGTCGCCCAATGTTGCTCTGCCTTCGGGCAGAGACCCTTCTGCCAACCTTCTTCCTGATACCATTGCTCTAAGTATATCGGTTTATAATGCACTCTCGTCTGTATTCCGTGCCGCTTTAGGTAAGCCGCCAACTTGTCCCGCTGCGTCTTGCCCTTCAAGTGTATCTCGTACAAGTGCCAAAACGTAGGCTCGTCTCTCGGTTCGGGAGTCTTGACATACCCTGCCAATTCCTCGTTGTAGTGATCCACAATCTGCTGCCGCTGATCCCGCATCGAATCTATACGCTTCAACTGCGACCGCCCTAACGCCGCCTGAAACTCCGTCATGCGAAAATTGAATCCCGGAAACCTGAGTCCATCTTTGTAAAATCCATGAGACCGAAAGGCCCGAAGGAAATCTGCCAAGTCTGCTGAATTGGTAGTGGAAATTCCTCCCTCTCCCGTGACCACGTTTTTGATGGCATGGGTGGAGAAAACACACACAGATGAACGAGCGCAGGAACCGACTTTCTTTCCGTCGATGACGCTTCCAAGGGCGTGGCAAGCATCTTCCACAACTCTTTCCCCGTAGAACTTATACGGTCTTCCCGAAAAGTGGACAGGGACAACGAACTCTCCGGTAAGACATTCGTGGTCTTGGAAGAAGATTCTTGCCCCAAGGAGCGCCATAGCGTTCGCTGTAGCAACGTAAGATAGCGGCGTTGTAACCACTTCCGTACCTTCTCCCATTCCCACAGCTTTATAACTAGCGTACAAAGCACTCGTAGCCGAATTAAACGCCACCGCATACTTGGCCCCGACATACTTAGCTACCTCCTTTTCAAACTTAGGCACTTCTTCACCTTGAGTCAACCAACCGGAATACATCACATTGACAACGGCGCGTACATCATCAGGCAAAATATGCGGTGCGGCGTATTTAATCATCGCTCTCCTCGTTTTTAATCCTGACTTCCTGCACTTCATACTTCTCAAAGCTCCCAACATCTTTCGTGATGATAGCGAGCTTATCTTGGCTCTTAAGTTTACGCATCGCCGGTGTAAGCTCCACATTCAGCATGGCATCTGCCGTTGTTTCTCCCATAACCGTCTGCTTGTCAATAAACTCCTCTTTCGCCCTGTCGATAATGAATACCTGATACACTGTTACCATTCTTTTTTCTCCTTCTATTCCCGCGAATCCTTTATAATCTTGATATACCCATTTCGTATAATCACGCCAATTAGGATGGCCAACCCACATCACAGCGCTATTAGTAGCTTCTATTCCAACCATCCCCTAATCTCCTCTCTCTTCACGTTCCCTTCACTCGATACCAACGGCTTCATCGGCTTACACTCAGGCCATTTCTCCTCTGAGTAGTGAATCTCCGGCTGTATCGCATAGTACCATCCCCTATCCTCGACCCTCCTAGTTTCATGTTCGCCGATTAGGGTTTCGTGCAACTTCTCTCCCGGCCTGATTCCCATTTCATCGAATTGCGCCCTGCCATACAAAGCCTTAGCTAGATCCACAATCTTGAACGTGGGCGACTTCAAAACATACGTGTACCCCTCCTTTGATTCCATCGCCATCAGAACCAACTTCACCGCCTCATCCATCGTCACCCAAAACCTCGTCATACTCTTATCTGTAATAGGAAAGGGAAGCCGGTTTTTCGCACATCTTGTATAGAGGGGGAGAACTGAACCCCGGCTTCCCATAACATTCCCATACCTGACACAATTAAATATCTTCTTGTAGAAGTTAGATGCTATCCACAACTTCTCACCGACAAACTTAGTGCCACCGTAAAAGTTAATCGGTTGCACCGCCTTATCAGTTCCGATAAATACCGACTTTGAAATATCATGCGCCACACATCCTGCCACCATGTTGATCGTACCGTCGATATTCGTCCTCACTCCTTCAATCGGGTTGTACTCCACCGTGTCTACTCGCTTGAGGGCAGCGGCGTGAATAACTATGTCTACACCCCGCAGAGCCATATCCAGCCTATCCTGATCCCGCACATCACCGATGAAATACCGCACAACCCCTTTAGGATCGCTTATCTCACTTTTCGCAACTTCCTGCAAGTACTCATCCCGCGAAAACAGGATTATCTTGCGGCCTGTGATTGAGAAGCAGTTCAGTAGTGAGAGCCTTGGCAAGCGACCCACAACCGGATATGAAGATAGTCTTGTTGTCAATCATTTGTTCGCCGCCGTTTTTTCTTTGATAAGGATATTGCTTCAAAGTCAGGGCAATTCCCTGTTTTATTTTTTGTTCCACAATCTACATACAGCAAACCTATTATCCCGTTTAGTCTGCGTTTTTTCTTATATATTCCCTCATATACATCGAATACATCAGTAAAGCAACTATGATGTGTACACCAAAATAAATACCTTGATTCCGATAAACACCATTTGCAATTCTTACACGCTACCACAACTTCACCAACTTCCCAAGATGGAACCTCAGTACCAACTTCATCCGCTTCCATCCCTTCTCTGAATACTTGTTGTTGATCGCCGTGTACGACAGCCTGACTTTCGTCGTCTGTTCGGGAGTCCACGTCCATTCCCACAAGTAGAACCGGAACTTCAGGGCAGGCGAATTATACATCGTGTGTATAATGTGCTTCCGCATCTTCTCATTGTACTGTTTCTTGAACTTGGTGATGAGTATCTGATACCGCATCAACCGCTTCTTTGTCCGCTCAAAATTCTTCGTCTTTTTCTGCGTAATCTTCGGAGTCCCTTTCATAATGTAAATGCCGCGATAGATCAAATACTTCTGCGCCTTCCGGTACTTGACCTCATTCGGCACCACATAACTATCAGGAATATCGCCTTGACACGCCACTACATCAGCAGGAGAAATATACGGTATCTCTCTCAAAATACCGCGGCTACAGGAATAGATATTCGCATTGTCCATGCCCCACAGAATCATCGTGCTGTACTTGTAGAAACAAGACACCTGATCTGTCTTGATCCCGCCACCACCGGGAAACAATATCCTCTCCTTGGGGATAGGCATAGGTTCTTCGCGCTCAAACCCATCCTTCGTCCTCTTGTACCCGATGAATCTGTACTGATTCTCAATCTCTCCCTTGGGAAATCCTAGATCCACCCCACACAGAAATGACCTCTTGTATTTCCAGTAATTCGCCATTGCAAGCTGACAATTCGTTACATTCCCTGAGTTCAACACATAAGCCTTTACACCCGGCTTGGTCTCCTTCGTTTCCCAATCGGCAAACTCGGCGTACATCATCGGCATAATCTCACGGAAAAACTCATCACCAGGATCGTGCATCCGGAAATAGATTATCGGCCCTTGCCACTTCGCCAAAATAACTGGGTCCATATTCGGGTGAGTAACTAGCGTAATATCTTTCGTGTCCGCTTCCGAAACAAGAAAGCTCATATTAGGGTCAGCGTCGATAATGAAACAGAACGTGGGTTTTATTCCTAGAGCCTCGAAATACGCAAGGTGACTCGATGAACAAATAATGTCGCCTTTCCAATCCTTGAAGTATGGCTCCCAATCATTCAGGCTCGGCCCCGATCCAATGAGAAGCACATTGTCTGAATGTTCACGCGAAAGAAGGATACTCGCATCGCGGTTTTCCTTCATGAATACATCTTTTATCTTGTGATAATTTTCCGCTGCGTTCTTCGTCCAGAACGGCATCCATGACTTTCTTATCCCTTCGTTATAAGAAGACGGATTCTGAAGTCTCTCACATTTTCTGTCAGCCCAAATCTCCCTATACATTCTGCCTCCCTATAAAGTTTTAATTATTATCGGCACATCAGAGGTTTTTAATAACACCTTCCACAATCCCTCTTACAAAAGCACTAAACGTCATCCCTTGAGAAACCGCATACTGCATCGCCATTTCCTTGACTTCAGGACTCACCATAAACGCCGCCTGCACACAATTAGTCTTGCTTTCTCTTTCGGCCCTTATTTTTTCTAATCTCTCGAACTCCCCATCTTCCCAATCAATGCGAATGTTGTCATAATAATGTGTTTTCATTCATACTCCTCTCGTTTCCGCATCAAAGATGGCCTGTGTCTTACTTGATGCCTTCTCTGATCGTATTCTGTCATAAATCTTGCTCTTTTTTTCCTGTAGTGTTCTAACTCTAATATCAATATGGCCTTTTGTTCGAGCTTGGTTTGCCATCTAATATCCACCGCTCCCTCCTAAAAGTGCCGGGAGTGAGGCTGTCAGCTCCCGGCGAAGTAACTATCTGCCCTACACTTATCCCTCAAGTTCCTCCAATTACGGCCTTAGCCGAAATACCAGC